ATCAATTATAAAAATAGCACTAATGCGAGCCGACAATTTTTCATATTGGGATTAAAGTTTCTAGGATATGATGCAGCTGGCCAATTAATAACTAAATCAAATCTAGTCAATGAGACAGATCCTACTTTTCAACGATTTTACGACATTAACATTACTGAGATTGCATTCAAAATTGACGGTAAAACAACAACATACAGCATCAAGGCAGCATCTCTTCCAATAGCTAGTGCATTAGGTCAAAAAAGAGGTGTTATTGATAAAGGTGCTACTCAATTAGTGGGAAATAATGTACAGCAGATTCTTAACCAGTTGATGGTAAAGATGACAAAGGATCAAGCAGATGATGTTAATGCTAAAAAGCGAGAATTTGGTAACACTTATAGTATACGATTTCTAGGTGACGCTGATAGTATTGCCCAATCTTCTATTGTTAGTTTAGCCGATACAAGTAAAATCAAATGGCCAATGGCTAACCCAACTGACAAGAAAACTGTTAATGATAGTTTGTCAATAAAAGCACAACCCAATAGTAATGAAAGAACAGTTGCATTTAACCGAGACACCCCAATTCTACAAGCTATCACTAGTGTGATAACGCAAAGTGAGTATTTGGTCAATGGTTTAAAATCGGTATACACTACTGCTGAACAACCCAATTCAGAAACAAATAGTCAGTCAGCAGAAAAAATTGACAGTAATAAAAGATTAAAGTGGTTCAACATAGCACCTGTAATTTCAGGAACTAAATTTGATACCATTATTAAAGATTGGGTGTTTGATATTGAATACCAGGTTCGAACGTATGAGATTCCAGTGTTAATGTCCGCATATGCCGATAAGACTACTCCATATTATGGTGCGGTCAAACGATACGAATACTGGTGGACTGGACAAAACTCTGAAGTTATTAAATACGAACAATCAATGAATAACGCATACTTTAACGTGTCACTAGGCGGCGGCGATGCGTCAAGTACTGCTACTGGTGGTAATGCACAGGTTCCTTTAGTAACGAGTAAAGTTCAACCAGCCGACAAATTAGGTAAATTGGGTGTAGGTAAAGAGGCACAAAATAGTGTAACCACTGACCTAATGACACCGAGCGATTGGGCTAATGCAAAAATAGAAATTTTAGGTGACCCTGATTGGCTTTCTAATGAAACAGCTAACATAAATGATGATGCAAAATCATTTTACGGACCTGATGGATACACCATCGATTTTAAATCTGGACAAGTTTTTATTGAAATTAAGTTTCTAGAAGCAGTTGATTACGAACACGATACCGGATTGATGAAAATAAACACAGACATATTATTTTTTAATTATCCTGTTTCTATTGCTAAACAATTAGAAGGGGCAATAAGCTATCTAGTTACTAGAATAACACATAATTTCAGAGGGGGTAAGTTTACACAAGAACTAGAATGTAAGATAAACACTTTTGCTGATGTAAAGGGAACAACTATATTAGAAGAACGAGAGCAAAACAGAACATCGGCTGAAGCTGCTGCTAACAACTCTAGAGAAACTCAAAATTTAGCGTCTAGATATCCTCCACCTGCAGGATTAAAATCTGATCCTCCACCATCTACTGGTACTACTGGTGGAAATCAATCAGTGGGATCATCAACACCTGCAACTACACAAGACACCACTACTAAAGGAGTAGCAAATGATGATGCTTCATTTGACTCAAATTGGGAACAGAATTATCTTCAAGGAGGTAGAGGATAATGGCTGAAGACATATTCAAACCGGCTGGTGCATCAAAGGCTAGTAAACCAGACTCTGGCGGCGGCGTCGTTAAAAATGTACCTGTATTTGGTATAGTAAAAAATAATGTAGATCCTACCCGAACCGGTCGTATTCAAGTATACGTTACTGATCTAGGCAGCGATGATCCGGATAATCCATCTGGCTGGGTAACGGTATCATACATGAGTCCTTTTTATGGATTTGTTGAGCCAACTGCAGGAACTACGGGCGACGGTGACTTTGCAGCCAATCCTGCAAGCTACGGTGTATGGAACAGTCCTCCCGACTTAGGCACTACTGTTATTTGTATCTTTATCAACGGTGACCCTAACTATGGATTCTATATAGGATGCGCTCCCAAAGCAGAAGCATTGCATATGGTTCCTGCTATTGGCTCTAGTGAAAATATTATCACTAATAATAATGGTGAAGCACAAAGCTACGGTGGTGCTTCACAACTTCCAGTAACTAACATCAACATTAATAACAAAGCTATTTCTGACGGTGGCAACTTTTTAGATGAACCAAAACCAGTACACAGCTATCTAGCATCTATCTTATTCAAACAAGGGTTAGTTCGTGACCCATTAAGAGGCACAATTACTACCGGCGCTCAACGGGAAAGTCCCTCTCGTGTGGGATGGGGTGTAAGCTCACCCGGCCGCCCAATATTTGCCGGTGGATACACGGATTCTAGTATCGTATCAGCCGCGCAGTCCGGTAAAGACTCTGCTGGCATGACGGTGATTTCACGTAGAGGTGGGCATTCAATCGTTATGGATGACGGTGATCTAATAGGAAGAGATCAATTAGTTAGATTACGCTCTGCGGCTGGTCATCAGATATTAATGAGTGATGACGGCCAAACGTTATTCATCATACACAGCAACGGACAATCTTGGGTAGAGATGGGTAAAGAAGGAACCATTGACATGTTCTGTACAAATAGTTTCAATGTACGAACACAAGGTGATATAAACTTTCACGCCGATGCCAACATAAACATACACGCTAAGAAAAAATTAAACATTAAGGCTGAAGACATTTATATTCAGTCTGAAAAGAGCACTACACACAAAGTAGGAACAGATTATAAAGTAGAAACCTCAGGAAAATATACTCATAAAGTTGGCGGATCAATGAGTTTGCAATCAGGCGGCGAGGGAAGTTTTAATTCAGGTGGAACTTGTTACATCAACGGTAGTAGAGTAAACCTAAACACAGGTCAGGGCGCTGCTCCAGAAGCTGTTGCTCCGTTACAAGACATTGGTCATACTGATACTATGTTTGAATCTGTTAAAGGTTACATAGCATCACCTGGCACATTAAAGAGTATTACGACTAGAACACCAGCACATGCACCGTGGGTTAACGCAAATCAAGGCGTAAATGTAAGTACTAGTTCCAATGCAAGTGACAAATTACCATCTGCACCTAGTGCGAGCGTAGCAAAGGCAAACGAAGCGGCAGCAGTAGCTCCTACAGGAAACCCAGTTCAAGCAGCCGCATTATCAACTGTGCCACCTACCCCTGCAATGAGTGGAGCAATGGATGCGCAGTCAACTGGTTCAATGGTTAGTGCTGTTGCAACAAATGCGGCAACAGGTGCTGCGGCAGCAGCCGTAGCTACGGGCGCAGGTATTGTACAGACAGCACAAGGACAAGTTGCGGCATTGGGTGTATTAGCACAGACACCTGCGCAATTAGAATCTGCAGGAATACTAAAGCCCGGCTCATCTGCATTAGTAAACTCGTTGGTAAAGTCAGGCTCATCTTTATCACAAGCATTGCCTAATAATTTGTTCACTGGTCAAGGTGGCGTATCTAGCTTAACATCGTTTGTGTCCAATCCAAGCGCACAGATATCTGGTATGATGTCAAACTTCCAAAAGTCACAGACAGCATTGACTGGTGCAGGATTAATGACAGGAAAAGAATCGCCTATTAGCATTGCAGGCCTGATTATGTCAGGTGCAACTGCAGGAGTAAGCAATACGATTAATGCAGTAAAGAATTTAGGTTCACTTGCGTCTAACATATCATTGCCTAGCTTAGGATTACCGGGTGTTACTGGTCCTATTACTAACGCTATTAGTTCAGGTAACTATGCTGCTGGACTTGCTGAAGCAAGCACAGGCGGCCTAGGCTCAATAATGAGTACTGTTCTTCCTGTTGCAGGATTGATTGCAGGATCTAAACTGAACAGCAGAGGATCTAGTGCGGCAGCATTTGGATTGATAGCAGCATCGTTGACTTCATTACCTCGAGGCCCTGTTAACTTGCGATCAAATTCTAATTCAAATTATGATCTTGCAGTAGCTAGGTCATCTGGTTACAACGATCCTTTAACATCGGCAACTAGGATACTGAGAACTACTGGTCAAATATTGGGTGGAAATACTGCACGAGTTACGAGCGCAGTTGCAGGCAGCATAACTGCAATTGGAAGACTAAACTCTGCACAGAACCCTTCACAAGCATTAAGAGGATTAACCGGAGTTCTTGGCAGTATAGGAGCTGTTGGAACATCATTAGGTAATAAATCCATAGCCAAAGCTTCTAGAGATGTAAACGCTATCATTGGTGTATCATCACAAGTTAATAGAAGCCTAGCTTCTATTGCTAATGCCAAAACATCTTCACAGGCATTAAATGGATTAGTAGGTTTGTTTGGTGGTGTAGGACGCGGCGCTTCTATATTTGGTAACAAGAAGGTTATTAAAACCACTAGAGACATTAATAAGATTCTAACTAACACAGGTCAAATCTTACGAGCATCACAAGTATTGAACACAAGTAAGAACGTAAATCAAACACTAGGTGCATATGGTTCTATTATAAATGCCGCTGGTAGAATAGCCGGAGTATTTGGCAAGAACAGCAAGACTACTGGATTGTTTGGTATACCGGGTGGTCAGTTGAGTGTAGGATCTATCGTTAATAAATCATTGGGATCATTGGGTGTACCTAGGAACCCTGCATTGAATTCTATCATCACAAGTGCAGTAACATCAGCACTGAACAACATTGCGTTCCCTAAATCTGTACAAGGCGCAGCAGGGTTGGCTGCAGGCCTACCCACACTAGCATCAGGTCAAATCACTAATGCATTGAATAGTTTACAAGCCGGCGGTCAAAACTTAGCCGGATTAGCTATGGGTGGATTATCTCTTGGTGAATCAGGACCATTAAGTGCAGCAATGTCTGCAATAGGCTTTGGCGGCGCAGGCGCAATTAAAATGCCAAGTATAGGATTGAACACTAACAACATCGCTGAAGTTAATGCACAGATTGGTTCATTGTTAGCAGATTCTAGAATTCCTAAGCCTAATTTTGGTGATGTTGACGAATCTGCGGCAGCATTGTTAGATGCAATGCTAGCGCAGAATGACCAAATTGACAGTGCATTTGAAGAAATTGAGGGTCTAACTGAGCAGGCAGAATCTGCAAGAGAAGAATATTTCACACTTGAAAATGCATTACCTGCGGGAGATCCTCAACTAGAATCTGCTAGAGCAAATTGGATTACATTAAGTCAAGACTTGCAGGGCAGACTTGAAGCGATTGATAGCGTAATAAACCAATCAGTATTCATAGCTATCGATGATAACGATCTCGCATAAATAATATCATGCCGCAATACATAGGATTCAGCACAGTAGGTGCAAATTTACCCAGAACAACTAACGCTCCTGTAGGAAATGACGGGGGTGTTGGTACCGTGCAACGATCGGTTAATACTGGTAGAAAATTCAGATTAGTTGACCAACCATTAGTGATTCAAGACTTTGTAAATGCATTGAATATCAGACAAGGACAAAAGGTAGGAAATCCAGGATACGGCACTACATTATGGAATTTTGTGTTTGAACCAAACACAGCCGATGTTCAATTCAAGTTAGAAAATGAATTAAGACGGGTCGCTAGTTTAGATCCTAGACTTCTAGTGAACACGGTAAAAGCATACCCTCAAGAGAATGGCATTCTATTAGAATTAGAAGTTGCTGTAGCTCCCTTCAACCAAGCAAATCTATTGAGTGTCTTTCTAAGTTCTTCAACAGGTTCTGCCGCAATCCAATAAACCCTAATAAAAGACGGTTTTTAGGTATGATAAATACTTAAAAGAGATAAACCTATGGCTACAAGTTCAAGACAATCAGCGTTATTTGGGGTGAATGATTGGCAAGCGATCTACCAAACATTCCGTGAAGCCGATTTTAGAAGTTATGATTATGAAACTTTGCGTAAAAGTTTCATCGATTACTTGCGTGTGTACTACCCTGAAACCTACAATGACTATATTGAGTCTAGTGAATTCATTGCGTTATTGGATGTTATTGCGTTTATG